TGATCAGGTTGCGTTTCCATGGTTTGCTCCTGCAGGTGTTAGACGTGGAGTAATTGATAATGCTTCCACAGTTGGACATATCAACTCAGAGGGCGAGTTTGAAACAACAGCGGTAGCAGAAGGATTGAGAGATTCATTGTACTCTGTTAACATCAATCCAATATCGTTTGTGACTGGAGCAGGATTAGTTGCTTTTGGACAAAAGACAAGACAACTAACAGCATCAGCACTTGATAGAATAAATGTTGCAAGACTTACAGCATTTGTAAGATTAAACTTAGATAAAATTGCAAGACCATTTATCTTTGAACCAAACGATGCTCTAACCAGAAATGAAATCAAACAAAGTATTGAATCATTTATGTTGGAACTAACAGCACAAAGAGCTCTAAATGACTTTGCTGTTGTATGTGATGAAACAAACAACACACCAGCAAGAATAGATAGAAATGAATTGTATGTAGATATTGCTATTGAACCAATCAAAGCAGTTGAATTTATCTTCATACCAGTCAGACTTAAAAACACAGGAGAAATTGCAACTTCAGGGCAGTAGCCTTTAAAGGTGCAAAGACAAAAAGGAGAAAATGAATAGTAAATATTCATACTAGGAGATAAAACAAAATGTCAGTATCAACACTTTCAAAATTTACAGTACCACTAGCTAGTGATCAGTCATCTGCATCACAAGGCTTATTGATGCCAAAACTACAGTATCGCTTTAGAGTGGTTCTTGAAAACTTCGGCATATCGACTCCTAGATCTGAAATTACAAAACAAGTAGTAGATTGCACAAGACCTAATCTTACATTTGATCAAATCACACTTGAAGCATACAACTCAAGGGTGTACATGGCTGGTAAACACACATGGGATCCTATCACACTTAATGTAAGAGACGATGTCAACAACGAAGTATCTAAACTTACTGGTGAACAATTACAAAAACAATTTGATTTCTTTGAACAGTCATCAGCGGCTTCAGGATCTGATTACAAGTTCACAGCAAGAATTGAAATACTTGATGGTGGTAATGGAGCCAACACTCCAACCACACTTGACACATTCGAATTATTTGGTGCTTACTTAGATAACGTTCAATATGGCACACTTGCTTATGCAACATCTGATCCAGTACAGATTACTATGTCCATTAGATATGACAATGCAATCCAAGCTCCTAGAGGCACTGGTATCGGTACAGCAGTTGCAAGAACAGTATCAACAGCAGCTACAGGCGGCGGTATTTAATCTTAGTATACCTGTTTTTTTAGAGCCATAAATATTACAAATGGCAAACTGGCGTTCTAATTTTCTTAAAACATTACTACAAGGCGATCATCTAAAAGACTATCAACATGCGGCAAGACTGTACACAGACGATCTTTTTAGATTGTCTCCAAAAAATCAATTTTTATATCACACAGTATTTGAAATAAATCCAGAGGCAGTTGGCTCATCACTTACATCAACTGAAAAATTAGAACTAGGCATGATAGTTAAGCGTACTGATTTGCCACAGTATTCGTTCAATGTGGAGCAAAAAAATCAGTACAACTTTAAAAACTATATTCAAACAGGAATCACATATCAACCAGTAACTATGGAGCTACACGATGACATGGGAGATGTTGCCACAGCATTTTGGAAATCATACTATCAACATTATATTGTTGATACAAACATAGATCCAATCCTGTATAATAGCCAAACTTATGGTCAAAATTATTCACTGAGATGGGGAAGAGATGTTGCAAAGCACAATAAATTTTTTAAGTCTATTTCAGTTTTCCAATTAGCAAGAAAACGTTTCACAGAATATCAAATGATGAATCCCGTAATCAACGATTGGTCAAACGGAAACATGGCTCAAGATGCTGGCACCGGAGTTAACACGCACTCCTTCAGTATATCATATTCAGGAGTGTTGATGCGTAACGGAGCAGTAGGGATTGATCCGCAAGGATTTGCAACATTTCATTATGATAAATCTCCATCACCAAACAGGGGCGGCGGCGACAGTATTTTTGGCGCATTGTCAGGCGCAACATCAACTGTAAGTTTACTACAATCAGGAAATGTTATTGGAGCAATTCTATCAGGTGCCCAAACTTATGAAAAAATAAAATCTGGACGTGCAACTAGAGGGACCAAAGAAGAAATAGTAGGAGTAGTGAAAGATGTAATTCGAGGAGGCTTCAATAATCTAGGAGCAACATCTAAGCCTGGCATTTCATTCCCACAAAACCTAAATAAAAAATCTTCTTTTGTTACCATAAAAGATGCCAACAAAAAACAAACTACAAACAAACAAGGCACAGCGTACGGTGAAGTGGACGATCAAATTGTGTTAACACCAAGTCAAACTAAAAACTATATCAGCATTGATGATAATGCAAAATTAAAACTTGCAAAATACATCACTTTCAAAAATGATAAAAAATTAGACATCAACAATATAGAAACAGAATGGGCCAAATTAACGTCTAGTCAACAACAAGCATATTTGGATGGAGCGCCACTTACTGCACAAAACTTGACAAGTCAAGGAATATTACAATACAGTGTGGATAAAAATACATACAACAAAGTGTTAGAGATACAATAATGGCAATAAAAGAAACAGATAACACAACTAGATATACCAATCTAGCTATTGAAGATCCTAAAGGCGCACAAGAAATTATTCAGTTTTTATCTGGCATCACTGATGACCGTTTAGAATTTAATGCTTCAGAATATGATGCGGTTGTTGGATTTTTTGAAGGCAAAGACTATGATAGGCAAGCTGCCGAATCACTTGCTTATATTATATTAAGACAGGCAAAAATAGACAACGTACCTGTGTTTGAAATCCTACAATCGTTGTCGAAAGTTGCTCCAGTGACACTATCCCAATTGGTTACAGAAATCCTAAACAGCAACAGATACAAAACATCAGTGCTTGGCTTTAGGAACGAACGCACCACGCTGGATCACATCACTAGAAACATCAAGGCATAAAATGAATCGTTGGTCCCAAGGATTGTACCAACCGAAAAATCCTAGCAAGTATGTTGGTAAAAAAACACCTAAGTATAGATCATCTTGGGAATGGGCATTCATGCGTTTTTGTGACAACAATCCTGCAGTGACACAATGGGCATCAGAATCAATACAGATTCCATATAGACATCCGCTGACAGGAAAAAACACAATTTATGTGCCAGATTTTTTTATTGTGTACAATGACAAAAAACAAAAAAAAGTTGCTGAACTAATTGAAGTCAAACCTAATAATCAAGCTAAATTTGAATCTGTAGGCAAAAATGCACAGAATAGAGCGGCGCTTGTAGTTAATAGAGCAAAATGGGAAGCTGCCAACAAATGGGCCAAAAACAAAGGCATTCGATTTAGAGTGCTGACAGAGAGTGATATCTTTAAATAATATTATGCCGAAAGATGATGTTGAAGTAAATGTGCGTGAACTGTATGAAGCCATGATAAAAGCAGTAAAATTAAGAGGTTATGATCGATTGGTAAGAAAACAAAAACATGTGGCCAAACGCAAAGGTAAAATAGATCATAGAACAGGACGTCCAGGCAAGTCAAAATGACTAAAAAACTTGAAGAAATATTTGATTTAGAAACTACAGATGACCAAACATCAATGACTGACAAATTAGATAAAGAACAAGAACATAAGGACGATAATGAAGCCAATGACCTTATAAAAACCAAATTCGACTTAGACAAAATCGATGCCGCACTGCCACAAGTAGATGGCCTTGCTGAAGACTCTGAAATTGATCAATACGCACAAGAGGCCTTTCAAGCATACAAAGACCTGATGGATCTTGGCATGAATATAGAACCAAGATTAGCAGGCAGGATTATGGAAGTAGCATCATCGATGATGTCAAATGCAATCAATGCCAAAAATGTAAAAGTTGATAAAAAACTTAAAATGATTGAATTACAGTTAAAAAAGATGAAATTAGACCAAAATGCTCCTGAAGAAGAGGCTGTAACAGGCACAGGCACAGTGATTGCTGATCGAAATGAACTTATAAAACAAATACTTGCAAACGCAAATAAGGATAAATAACACGCATGAAAACTTTCAAAGAATATCTTACAGAAGCACAAAAAACATACATGGTGCGAATCAAAGTAGCTGGTGAATTACCAGAAGGATTTGAATCAAATCTAAAATCTTACATGGAAAAGTTTCAAACAGTTTCATTCAAAAAAGTGGCATCTACACCAATTCAAGAACACCCACATGAATTTCCAAGACTTAAAAATATGGAAGTCACAATTTTTGACGTTGATGCAGAATATCCAATTGGCTTCCAGCAGTTGGAAGAAGTGCTTACAGCACAATTTGGAATATCACCAGATCATTTAAGAGTTAAACATCCAAATGATCAAACAGAACTAACCACAGATGAAGACGGCGAATATGAGCCAAAACTTACAGACGCAGAGTACAAAGATGCTCCATCCACTGAAGAGCCTTTGTATGGAGATGAATACAACATGTCATTATTCCAAGAGTTGATGAAACAAAGACAAACTGATGGAAAGCCAGAAGGTGGTGGCAAAATAGTAGACATGCCTGAAGAAAAAGAAAAATTAGGCATACACTCCAAGGGTGAAGGATTAGTCAAAGGCACTGGCGCTTCACTCACTATACACTCAAAATAATTTTCCTTAAATATTAGTATGGCACAAAGTTTACAAGGTAATCTTACCAAACGGGCACATCAAAAGTCTAAATTCACTGAACAACAGATCCTTGAACTTAACAAATGCATGGACACAAAAACAGGACCATTGTATTTTTGTAAAAACTATTGCATGATACAACACCCTACAAAAGGTGCAATTAAGTTTGACATGTATGAATACCAAGAAGGTTTAGTAAAAACTTATCATGACAATAGATTTGCTATTGCAATGTTGCCAAGACAGACAGGCAAAACAACATGTGCCGCCGCGTATCTTGTATGGTATGCCATGTTTGTTCCTGATTCTCAAATACTAATCGCGGCACATAAATTTACTGGAGCACAGGACATCATGAACAGGGTACGATTTGTTTATGAAAACATTCCAGATTTTTTAAGAGCAGGCGCATATTCTTACAACAGAAATACACTTGAATTTGATAATGGATCAAGAATAAAGGCAACCACCACTACAGAAAATACTGGTAGAGGTATGTCACTGAGCGTAATATACTGTGATGAATTTGCATTTGTAAATCCACCTTCCAAGGCATCAGAGTTTTGGACATCACTTGCTCCAACGTTGGCTACAGGAGGAAAATGTATTATCACATCCACGCCAAACTCAGACGAAGATCAGTTTGCCCTTATCTGGAAGGAAGCAAATAGAAAATTTGATGAATATGGCAACGAACAAGCAGTTGGCAAAAACGGTTTTGCAGCTTTTAAAGCATCGTGGCAAGAACACCCGGAACGTACGGAAGAGTGGGCTAAAGAAGAACGTGCTAGAATAGGCGAAGAAAGATTTAGACGTGAACATGACTGCGAATTTATAATATATGACGAAACACTAATTGCTCCTATTAAACTTGCTGATCTACAAGGCATCGAACCTAAGGAAAGACACGGCCATGTAAGATGGTATGACAAAACCAAAAAAGGCAGGGCATATCTAGTCGCTTTAGATCCTTCATTAGGCACAGGCGGAGACTACGCGGCTATACAAGTGTACGAAATGCCTGACATGAAACAGGTTGCAGAATGGCAACACAATTCAACTCCAATTCAAGGTCAGATAAGAATATTACGCTCGATACTTGATCAAATTAAAGAGCAAATAGGCGACACAGCTGAAATATATTATTCTATAGAAAACAATACAATTGGCGAAGCTGGACTAGTAGCCATTGCTGATATTGGAGAAGAAAATATGCCAGGACAATTTTTATCCGAAACAATCCGCAAAGGACATGTACGCAGATTTAGAAAAGGTTACAATACCACACACAACGCAAAAATTACTTCATGTGCAAAACTTAAACAAATGATAGAATCAGACAAAATTGAAATTAAATCCAAAAA